ATCGACTATGGGTATGCATCTGAGTCATGTTGTTTGTGGGGAACTATTGACATGGAAGATGGAACACTCGTTATCTACCGTGAATTGTATCGAAAAGGCTTGACAGGACAAGAATTGGGCTCTATAATAACAGAAATGGAAAGGGAAGACCCTTTTTCTGTAAATGGTGTATTAGACACAGCAGCATGGGCAAACACAGGAACAACTGGTCCTACTGTTGGAGAAGCTCTATTAAGAGCAGGACATAAACTTAGACGAGCAGATAAAAATCGAATCCAAGGTAAAATCCAACTACACGAATATTTGAAAATAAAAGATAACGGAAGACCTAAGTTGCAGATATTTAATACATGTCCGAACTTAATTAGAGAAATACAAAGTATTCCATTATCTAAAACAAATCCAGAAGATGTGGATACACATGCTTCGGACCACGCATATGATGCTCTTAGATATATGATTATGAGCAGACCTAGAGTGGCAAATACATTTGACAGATTACGACAGTTAAAACAAGAAAGGTATACTCCATCGGATTCTACTTTTGGATATTAATATAAATATATATAGGAAAAAATTATGAATCAAAACGCAAGAAGAGTTATCAGAGTAACACCTACAATTACAGGAGTTACATATGCAAATAATGATGTATTATTTGATACAACAGAAATACCATTAGCTGTAGGCAAACCCGGAGAATGTTCTAAGCTTGTATCAGCTATGATTATTTCTAAATCTAATTCTGTATTTGATGCAGAAATATTCTTTTGTCAAGTAAATCAATCTGTTGGTACTGTAAATTCTGAAAGAAATGTATCAGACGCTGATTTTGCAACAGCAAAAGTAATGGGAACTTTAACACTTGATGGTTCTGCTGACGACTATAATTATGGTGGTGGTAGAATTTTTAGGTTTGATAACAACTTAGAAAGTGCAGGTGCAACAGATGGTGACCAAATAGCTAAAGCAAGATTCCCTCTTTTATTACAAGCTGCTTCTGGAAGCACAAGTGTTTATTGTTTTGCATTTCTTTCAGGAACAGACACAACACCTGATTTTTCAGTCGGTGATTTAGAATTAGTACTTGGTGTTGAGTATTAAAAGATATGGCAGAAACAGAAAATACATTTTTGAATGCTGATAATATCTATGAAGAAGTAGAAGGAGAAGCAGGAAAAAATTTAACACTAGAAGAAAACCAACAACAAAATTTAGTTGGTATTGTTAAAGGTAGGTTTGCTTTAGCAGAAGATGCAAGAACTGGTGATGAAAAAAGATGGTTCACAGCATACGAAAATTATAGAGGATTATATAATAACTCTATAAAATTTAGAGAATCAGAAAAATCTAGAATATTTGTAAAGATAACTAAAACAAAAGTACTAGCTGCTTTTGGTCAATTAGTTGATGTTATTTTTGGAACAGGAAAATTTCCTTTAAGTATTTCAGAAACACAACTTCCAGAAGGAGAAAAAGGACAAGCATACTTAGATATGAATAATCCTAGTCCTTCATTAGATATTCCAGATAATATAGGAAACAGAATTGAAGATGCCCCTCAAGGGCAAATGCTTGATGATGATGTAGGATATTCAGGTGATGGTAAGGTTTTAAAACCCGGAGCTACATTAAGTGATGGTTTGTTTGCAGATACAGTTGATAAAATCGCAGAACCATTTTTACAAGAAGGCACAATGCCATTACCTGAAATTCCTGAAATTAATCCTGCACAAAAAGCAGCTCGTAGAATGGAAACATTAATCCATGACCAAATTGATGAATCAAACGGTTCTTCTGAAATACGAAATGCTTTATTAGAATCAGCATTACTAGGAACAGGAATTGTTAAAGGTCCATTTAATTTTAATAAAGTTTTAAATAATTGGACAACAGACGAGGAAGGAAATAGAACATATACTCCATCAGAAGTAAGAGTACCTAGAATTGAATTTGTAAGTTGTTGGGATTTTTATCCTGACCCTGCTGCAACAAACATTGATGAATGTGAGTTTATTATTCACAGACATAAAATGAATCGTAGTCAGTTAAGGCAGTTAAGAAGTATGCCTTACTTTGATGAAGATGCAATTAGAGAATGTTTACAAGAAGGACCAAACTATATAGAAAAACCATATGAGTCTAGATTAAAAGATGATTATGAAGCAGACACATCATATAATCCAAACTTTGAAGTTCTAGAATATTGGGGTATTATGGATGCCGAATATGCTAGAGAAGTTGGCATAGACCTTCCAGATACTATTGATGATTTAGATGAAGTACAAATTAATGCATGGATATGTGGTGACTCTTTACTAAGAGCAGTAATAAATCCATTTACTCCTGCACGAATACCATATCATTCTTTCCCATATGAAAGAAACCCATATAGTTTCTTTGGTATTGGAGTAGCAGAAAATATGGATGATTCTCAACAGATTATGAATGGACACGCTAGAATGGCTATAGATAATTTAGCATTAGCAGGTTCATTAGTTTTTGATGTAGACGAGTCTGCTTTAGTTGGTGGACAGTCTATGGAAGTGTATCCCGGAAAAGTCTTTAGAAGACAAGCAGGGATGCCGGGGCAATCTATTTATGGATTGAAGTTTCCTAATACTGCACCTGAAAACATGATGATGTTTGATAGGTTTAGACAATTAGCAGACGAACAAACAGGTATACCAAGTTACTCTCATGGACATACGGGAGTACAAAGTATGACAAGAACAGCATCAGGCATGTCAATGTTGTTAGGTGCATCAAGTTTAAATATTAAAACAGTTGTCAAAAACCTTGATGACTTTTTATTAAAACCTTTAGGAGAAGCATATTTCCAATGGAATATGCAGTTCTTTGATGGGTCATTTGATGTAATGGGAGATTTAGAAGTTAAAGCTACAGGAACAAATAGCTTAATGCAGAAAGAAGTTAGAAGCCAAAGACTTACTATGTTCTTACAAACTGCACAAAGTCCTGCTATTGCTCCGTTTGTTAAAATTTCTAAACTCGTAAGTGAACTAGCCTACAGCTTAGATTTAGACCCTGATGAAATACTCAACGACCCTGAAGAAGCTGCAATGATGGCACAGATAATAGGAATGCAAAATAATGTTGGACAAGAAACAGGCTCAGAAACTGAACCCCCTAGTGAACCATCCCCAATGGGAGGACTTAGAGGAACACCTGAAGAACCTCAAGACCTCGGACCTACAGGTACTGGTGGTGGCAACATCGGAACAGGAAATGTTCCGGTTGCAGGGGAGAGTGAATTCTCTGGATAAAATTTTAAATTTAAAAGCACAAATTAAAGAAGCAATAACAAGAAATGAAACTAGGTAAAGTTGTTAAACTATTTAAAGATACAAACAAAAGTAAAAAATCTATAGTTGATAGTATGATAGCTGAAGCTAAAGAGCAGGGTATAGATTTACCACCAGAAGAAGGAGTTTCATATATAACAAAAGCATCTGCTAAAGAAGCAAAAGAAAATTTTCTTTATGAATTAGATACAAAATATAATATTGAGTTGGGAGAAATAGCATTTTATAGTGATATAGCAAAATTAATAGGAAAAAAATCTACTGGAAAAGATAAATTTTTAGATAAATACTACGATGCATTAGCTCATATAGCTGAACCTGATGAATTAATAGTTTTAGCAGCTTTAGATGATATTATTTTAGGAAATGTAAAAGGTATAAAACCTGCAAAAGAAGTGCTTAATGATAAAATTATTAAAAATTCAAATTTATCTTCAGACGATTTAACTACTTATCCTTTACGTTTTACAGGTGATGAAGTTGATAGAGAAATGTTTCAACGTAAATTTATTCCTAGTTATGATGCATTATTAAATTCTATGGACGAAATAGATGGTTTATATTCTTTAGAAGCAAAAACCAAAGACGCAATTAAAAAAAATAAAGGTTCTCAGTTTCAATTATCAGATGAATTAAAAAGTGCAAATTTAGATTTTTTAAATTATATTAAAGATAGAACACCTTTTGTAGAAGGTGGAGAAGCGACAGCTTCTCAAATGAATAAATTAATGGGAACACAAGAAATAATTCCTGACCCTATATCTGAGTCAGAGCTAGTTCCCGATGAAGAAATGGAAGAAGACTACGTAGATTTCGTAGTTAATCAAGCATTAAATCCTCAAGAAAAAGAGTATTTAGAAACAGAATTAGAAAGCAACGATACATTAAGTATGCTATTTGATAAAGTAGTAGAAGTTGCTTCAGAGTTTTCTGGAGAAGGTCCTGTTGATGGACCGGGCACAGGAGTCTCCGATTCGATACCTGCAAGGTTGTCGGATGGAGAGTTTGTCTTTACAGCTAAAGCTGTTCAAGCCATAGGAGTCGAGAAACTCGAACAACTTATGGAAGCAGCAGAAGTTGATTATGACAAACGAATGACAGCATATAATGGTGGTGTAATTGAAACAGAGGACGAAACTGTTGAACTCCCTGCTCAAGAGCAGACAGTAAAACAGGATATACGTATCAGAAAAGAAACAGTTGGAAAACAAGCTACAATGCAAGAAGAAGACGAGTTAATTGCTGATGAAATTAAAAAACGTATGTTAGACCCTAATCAAAACCACGTTAGAAGCTAAGAGCGTAAAGCCACCCTTTTATAGGCACTTTACATATTAATAACCGAAAGGCTACCTTTACAAACAAGCCCTCTAGTCGACATAGAGCTACCTTGTGAACGAAGCCCTGAGTAGGAGAAAAGAAAATGACTGAACAAGTCAACATAGAAGAAACAGCCAACCCATATAATTCTAAAAAAGATTACATGGATGGCAATGAAGATAAACCTTTTGTATCATCAAATAGTTTATTCTTTGACGAAACATCTTCTGAAACATCTAATGTTGAAGAAGTGTCCGTAGAAGAAGAGGTTCAAAGTGAGGAGAAACCTTACCAACGACCTGATTATAAAAAACGATATGATGATTTAAAAAGACATTATGATTCTAAATTAAATGAATTTAAAACTAGGGAGCAAGAGTTACTAGATGAAGCTCTAAAAAATAGACCTGATTATGTAGCTCCTAAAACTCCTGAAGAATTAGAAGCATTTAAAAAAGAATATCCTGATGTTTTTGAAGTAGTAGAAACTGTAGCTCATATGCAAAGTAGTGAGAAAGCTAAAGTTCTAGAAGAACAACTTTCAACTTTACAAGCTAGAGAACAGGAGACATTACAAAGACAAGCTTTAACTAGATTAAGAGAAAGACACCCTGATTTTGAAGATATCAAAAATAGTGCGACTTTCCAACAATGGGCAAAAACACAACCTGAATCTATTCAAAATTGGATATTCAGTAATAGTGATGATGCTGATTTAGCTAGTAGAGCTTTGGATTTATTTAAAAGAGATATTGGATTAGATGCTTCTTCTGTTCAAGAACCTCAGTTACGTTCTGAAAACCGTGCAAACGCAGCAGATATGGTATCAACAAAAACAACATCTGTTGACCCTAAAACTGCTAAAGTTTGGACAGAAAAGGAAATCAGTCAGTTGAGCATGGCAGAGTTTGATAAATTTGAAGAAGAGATATCAAATGCTATGCAAGAAGGACGGATTGTAAGATAACTATAATAAACTTAAAGGAGTATTATCATGGCTCAATTTTTTGAACCGAGTACTGATACTAATGCAAACTTTGCTAACTCCGTAAGTGGACAGACTAATAGTTTCTTCTTACCTTCGGTTTACTCTAAAAAGGTTTTAAACTTTTTTAGAAAAGCCTCGGTTGTAGAAGCTATTACAAACACCGACTATGCCGGTGAGATTTCTGCTTTCGGAGACTCAGTAAAGATTATAAAAGAACCCGTTATTTCTGTGTCTGATTACACAAGAGGTAGCGATACAACAGCAACCAAACTAACAGACCAAGAACTTACTTTGGTAGTTGATAGTGCGAAAGCTTTCAAATTCATCGTAGATGATATTGAAACTAACATGTCGCATGTTAACTTCAAAGAAGTAGCTTCTAGCTCGGCTGCATATGCATTGAAAGATTCATATGATGCTGCAGTTATAGCTGCTATGTTTTCTGGTGTGTCAAGTTCTTCACCTGACCACGTTTTAGGTACTGACAATGCTACAGATTTAGCAGCAGGTACTTTTGACGGAACAGGTAACCTTGACATAGGTTTTGGTTCTAGTGAGCATGACCCAATAGACGTTATGGCTAGAATGGCAAGACTACTTGACGAACAAAATGTTCCTGAAGAAGGAAGATGGTTCGTTGCAAGTCCTGACTTCTATGAAGTTCTAGGTCAAGCTTCTTCTAAATTGCTATCTGTTGACTTCAACGCAGGTCAGGGTTCAATTAGAAATGGTTTAGTATCAAGTGGAAAACTAAGAGGATTTGATATGTACAAGTCTAATAACATTGCAAGCACATCTAATGCTGCAGGTAAATGTTTGGCAGGTCATATCTCATCTACTGCGACTGCTAACACAATTCTTTCAACAGAAGTGTTGAGAGACCCGTCATCTTTTGGTGACATTGTGAGAGGTCTTCATGTCTATGGTGCGAAAGTACTAAGAGGTGAAGCATTAGTTTCAGCTTTCTACGGTATTGACTAATCGTAAAATTGGGGGAGTCTTCGGACTCCTCCTCTTTTTTTAAAAGGAAAACAATATGAAAACAAAATACGGAGTAACAAATCAATTAGCTCAACTAGCGAAAGTTCGTTCACCTCAAACTAGATATAATAAATATGGAGAAAAAATAGGTGCTACAGGATTAAGTAAGAGAGAACAAATGGGAGCTGCACAAGACTTTAGTTTTATGCCAAAAAAGAAATCTAAACCTGTAATGGGTGAAAGAATGATGTTTAAAGGTGGAGGTATGGTTACAGCAAAACCTAATTAAACATGGCAACTACATTCCTAACACTAACAAATGAAGTTCTTCAAGAACTTAATGAAATAGAATTAACTTCTGCAACTTTTGCAAACGCAAAAGGTATTCAAAGTTTTGTTAAAAATTCTATTAATAAATCTTTAAATGATATTGCAACAGAAGAACCACAACTTCCATTCTTTGCTGCTGCAGCTAGTGGAGGAACAGACCCTTTTTATGGTAATGTTACAGTAGCAACTGTAGCAGGTACTAGATGGTATACATTAAAATCAGGAAGTTCAAGCGTTACAACCGATTATGCTTCTATTGATTGGGATGATTTTTATCTTACTACAATTAATGTAAGTGGAGAATCGTCACCTTTTGTTTCTAGAGGTTTACGTTATTTAAGTTTAGATGAATGGACAAGATACTTTAGAGACTCTGAAAATCAAGATGATGCAGATACACAAAACTTTGGAGAACCAAAATATGTTATACGTAGTCCAGACCACAGAAAGTTTGGATTAAGTCCTATACCTGATAAAGTATATAATGTGCATTTTTATGCATATAATACACCAACAGCTTTATCATCTCATAGTGACGAAATGGTTTTACCTGACCAATATGCAAATGTTATAACATCTAGAGCAAGATACTATGTGTGGCAATTTAAAGAAAGTCCACAACAAGCAGCATTTGCATTAGAAGATTATAAAAAAGGAATGAGACAAATGAAATCTAATTTAATTAATCCTGCTCCTTCCTATATTACAGACGACAGAATATATTTCTAATGGCAAGAAGTCAACCATACACAGTAGCAGTTAATGGAGGATTAGTTAAATCTTCAAATGTTATTGATTTATTAAAAACTCCCGGAGTAGCTAAAGATTTACAAAACTTTGAAGTATCTACAGAAGGTGGATATAGACGTATTAATGGCTATCAAAAATTTGGTACAACTGATGCTACACAACCTACAGGAAGTACAACAAATATTTTAGGAGTATTTCCGTATGCAGATGGAGTTATAGCATGTGCAGGAACAGGAATATTTTTTACAAATGATGGAGAAACTTGGTTAAATATTGGAAGAAGTTCTGTTGCATCAAGTGGAGATAATTATTCAACTTTTACAGGCAGAAGTACTTTAACTAGAACTAGCCAAGGGCAATGTCAATTTACTGTATTTGAAACTGCTACATCAGATTATGGAACAGTTATTATAGCTGATGGAGCAAATAAACCCTATGCATTTAGAATGGAAGGTTCAGGTTCATTAAGTGGAAGAACATTTTTTGGAGAAGAAGTAACTGTAACAAGTACAAAACATGTTAAGTATGTTACAACACATGATAAACATTTAATAGCTGCAGGTGTTGAAGATAATCTAAATACAATTTATTATAGTGGTACATTAGACCCTACAGATTTTACAAGTACAGGTTCAGGTAATATAGTTTTAGAAGACCAAATAGAAGGTATTAAAGGTTTCCGTGATGAATTATTTATCTTCTGTACAAATAGTATTTTTAAATTAATTAATATAAATAACTCTAGTTCTATTGCAATTGTACCTGTTACAAAGAACGTAGGTTGTTTAAGTGGATATAGTATTCAAGAAATTGGTGGTGACTTAATATTTTTAGCACCAGATGGATTAAGAACAATTGCAGGTACAGCAAGAATTGGTGACGTTGAGTTGGGTACAGTTAGTACAACAATACAACCTTTACTAACAGACTTGACAGAAAGCATAAATAGCTTTATAATAAATAGTCTAGTACTTAGAGATAAATCTCAATATAGATTATTTTATACTAATACTACACTAGAAAATAATCAACAAAAAGGTGTTATTGGAACATTAAGACCTGATGGATTTCAATGGTCAGAAACTAGAGGTTTAGAAGTTACTGCTATTGGTTCAGGTTTTGATAATAATAATGTTGAACAATATTATCATGGAGATACAAATGGGTTTGTATATCAACATGATACTGGTAATGATTTTGATGGAGCAAATATTTTAGCTCGATATGAAACACCTAATTACGATTATGGTGATTTAGGAACTTTAAAAACTTTACATTATTTTCGAGTTTCTGCAAGTGCAGAAGGTATTGTTGAACCAGATGTTCAAGTTAGATTTGATTATGGAAGTGGAGATATACCTCAACCCTCTAATTTATTTGACTTAGGAATTATTAATCCTCCTTCAAAATTTGGTGATGCAATATTTAATACAAATGTATTTGGAGGAGCTGATAATCCTTTAATTAGAGTTCCATTACAAGGTAGTGGAACAAGTAACAATTTTACTATAATAAGTGAAGATAGTAAACCCCCTTATACTATAAATGGTTTTTACGTAGACTATATACCTTCAGGCAGGAGATAATAAATGGCACAAACATATACAAGACAAAGTTCTTTTAGTGATGGAGATACTATCACATCAGCATTATTTAACAATGAATATAATCAGTTAGTTAACGCATTTTCATATAGTTCAAGTAGTGCAAGTTCTACAGGGCACAGACACGATGGTACTGCAGGACAGGGTGGTAACATTCATACTATTGGTGACTTAGATTTTTTAAACAAAATTGTTGTAGATAGCACAAATAATAGATGGGGATTTTATGTAGAAGTATCTTCATCAGCAGTAGAACAAATTAGAATACAAGATGGAGCTATTGTACCAGTAACAGATAACGATATAGATTTAGGAACAAGCTCTTTAGAATTTAAAGATGGGTATTTTGATGGTACAGTTTATGCAGACGCTATAAATTTTAACGGAACAGCAATTACATCAACAGCAGCAGAATTAAATATATTGGATGGAGTTACATCCACAGCAACCGAATTAAATTTATTAGACGGAGTTACAGCTACAACTGCTGAACTAAATATCCTTGATGGAGTTACTTCAACTGCAGCAGAATTAAATGCACTTGATGGAATTACTTCTACAGTAACAGAATTAAATATAGTTGATGGTAACACATCTGCTACATCAACAACAGTAGCCGATGCAGATAGAGTTGTTTTAAATGACAATGGAACAATGGTTCAAGTAGCTGTTACAGATTTAGCAGCATACTTTGATGATGAAATAACTGCAATGCCAAACTTAGTAACTACTGCAGCTACTACGGTAGGAGCATTAAATAGTGGTTCTATTACATCTGGTTTTGGTTCAATAGACAATGGTTCATCTGCAATTACAACAACGGGTACAGTTACATACGGTAGTTTATCAGATGGCTCTATAACTATTACAGCTTTTGTTGATGAAGATGATATGTCTTCAAACTCTGCAACACTTGTACCAACACAACAATCTGTTAAAGCTTATGTAGATACACAACTTACAGCAGAAGATTTAGACCTTACATCAGATAGTGGTACAATAGCTATTGACTTAGATAGTGAAACATTAACAGTTGCAGGTGGAGAAGGTATTGATACATCTGCTTCTAGTAATACAATAACAATCGCAGGTGAAGATGCTACAACATCTAATAAAGGTATAGCATCTTTTGACTCAAATGACTTTACAGTTTCTAGTGGGGCAGTAAGTCTAGCAACTACATCAACTGCAGCAGAACTCAATATACTTGATGGAGTTACTTCAACTACAGCAGAACTTAATATACTTGATGGAGTTACTTCAACTACAGCAGAACTTAATATACTTGATGGTGTAACAGCTACTACTGCTGAATTAAATTTACTAGATGGTGTGACGTCTACAACTGCAGAACTTAATATTTTAGATGGAGTTACAAGTACAGCAGCAGAACTTAATATCCTTGATGGCGTTACTTCAACTGCTGCAGAGTTAAATATACTCGATGGAGTTACAGCAAGTGCTACCGATATTAATCTTATAGATGGAATTACAAATGGAACTGTTATAGCTAGTAAAGCTATTATAACAGATTCAAACAAAGACATAACTGGTGGTCGTAACATTACGATTAGTGGTGAATTAGATGCAGCTACACTTGACATATCAGGTGATGCAGACATAGACGGAACATTAGAAGCTGATGCAATAACAATCGGTGGTACTACACTAGCAGAAACAATTAGTGATACTGTTGGAGCTATGGTAACAAGTAATACTGAAACAGGTGTAACAGTTACTTATGATGATTCAGATAATACATTAGACTTTGTAATTGGAACACTTAACCAAGATACTACAGGTACTGCAGCTATTGCAACTACAGTTACTATAACAGACAATGAAAGTACAAACGAAGAAAATGCTGTTGTATTTACAGCAGGTGGTGATGTAGATGGTGGTAATTTAGGTTTAGAGTCAGATGGTAACTTAACTTATAATCCAAGTTCAGGAACATTAACTGCTACAGCTTTTGCAGGAGCATTAACAGGTAACGTAACAGGAAATGCTTCGGGTACAGCAGCTACAGTTACAGGCGCAGCCCAATCAAATATTACAAGTCTTGGAACTCTTACAACACTTACAGTTGATAATGTAATTGTTAATGGTACAACCATAGGGCATACAGACGATACAGATTTAATGACTCTTGCTGATGGAGTGTTAACAGTAGCAGGTGAAGTCTCTATGACTACACTTGATATAGGTGGTACAAATGTTACAAGTACGGCTGCTGAATTAAATATCTTAGATGGAGTCACAAGCACAGCAGCAGAGTTAAATATACTTGATGGAGCAACAGTTGTTGTTGGTGAACTTAATTATTTAGACTTAGGTTCAACTGCTGTTGGTACAGCTATAGCTTCTAAAGCAGTTGTATTAGACTCTAACAAAGATTACACAGGTTTAAGAAACTTAACAATTACGGGTGAACTAGACGCAGCTACTTTAGATATAAGTGGTGACGTAGATATTGATGGAACATTAGAAACCGATAACCTAACAATAGGTGGAGCACAAGGTAGTGACGGACAAGTATTAACATCAACAGGTTCAGGTGTAGCTTGGGAAGATGCAAGTGGTGGTGGTGGTGGAGCTTCTGCTGTAAATGATTTATCAGATGCTAAGACTTTTGGTACTGGCTCTATAATGATTGGAGATGCAAGTACAGGAACTATAGATGCAGCAGACAATAATACAGGTTTAGGTATTGATATTTTTGCAGCTTTAACAAGTGGAGATGCTAACACAGCAGTTGGATTTAGTGCTCTTAAAGCAAATACTACAGGGGCTAGTAATACAGCAATTGGAACAAATGCTTTATTAACAGTCTCAACAGGAGGGGCTAACACAGCAGTAGGAAGTGCTGCTTTAAAATTACTTACCACAGCTTCTAACAATACAGCAATCGGGTGTGCTGCAGGAGATAGTATTACGGGAGGTGCACAAAATACAATAGTTGGTATGGAAGCTTTACAAGCTAATACCACAGGTGTTAACAACGTAGCAATTGGTTATCAAGCCATGTATCTAAACACAGCAAGTGAAAACACAGCAGTCGGTACTTATAGTTTAGACGCTAACACCACAGGGGGAAACAATGTCGCAGTCGGATATAATGTTTTAGGAGCAAATACTACAGGCTCTCAGAACACGGCTATAGGACATACTGCATTAGACTCTAATACAACAGCATCAAATAACACAGCAGTGGGATATGGTGCTTTAGGAGTAAACTCCACAGGCTCAGAAAATACTTCTGTTGGAAGGAACACTTTAGATGCAAATACCACAGGCTCAGACAATACTGCTCTTGGTAATTCAGCGTTAGGAGCAAATACCACAGGTGCTAACAACGTAGCAGTTGGTTCTGCTGCTTTATTATCAGCTACAACAGCAGGAGATAATGTTGCTATTGGAACAAGTGCATTAGAAACAACAAACAATACTAGAAACATGGGAATTGGCTATAGAGCACTTACTGCTCAAAGTGGTTCTTCTGACAATATAGCTATTGGATATGATGCTTTAGTTAGACAAACTACAGGTGCAAATGGAAACATTGCAATAGGTAACTATGCAGGTAGAGCAGTTGTATCTTCAGCTAGTACATCACAACTTGTAGCTATTGGACATTCTGTAGCTTCAAATGCTTCAGGAGCATTAGCAGGTTATCAGAATACTTTTGTAGGATACAATATTGCATCTGCATCAGGTTTAGCAGGAGCATTTCAAAATACAGCTTTAGGTGGTAGTGCATTAACTGATTTAACTTCAGGAGACCATAACGTAGCTATCGGCTACAATGCAGGTAATTCAATAACTACAGCCGGTGAAAATGTTTTTATAGGTAATAATGCCGGTGAAGATATAACAACTGGTAATCAAAATGTTGCAATCGGTAGAGAATGTTTTATGGATGCAACAACTGCTTCTGAATCTGTTGCAGTAGGATTCCAAGCGTTAGAAAATGCTACAGGAGGTAGTAATACTTCTATAGGCTATAAAGCAGGTGAAGATATAACAAGTGGTACGAACAACTTTTTTGTTGGTAAAGAAACAGGTCGTTCTAATTCACCCGGAGGTTCTATAACAACAGGAAATAATGAAGGTGTTTTAGGTAACGCAAATGTAAGTAAAATTAATGTACAAGTTTCATTAACAGTAGCTTCTGATGAAAGAGATAAAACAGACTTTCAACCTTTGACAGCAGGATTAGATTTTGTAAATGGCTTAACACCTTATACTTATTATTGGGATAAACGTCATAATTATGTTGATTGGAACGCAAATCCAGATACAGATTTAAATAGTATTACTCATGATGGAACACACAAAGAAGATTGGATGGATTTAGGTTTTAAAGCACAAGAAGTTATAGCTTTAGAAGAATCAATAAATCATAAACTATCTAATAAAACTAATTTAGTTTCTAATCAATCAGGTGATGGTAAACAATATCAGTTACAATATGAAAAATTTGTACCAATTCTAGTTAAAGCTTTGCAAGAAGCTGATGATAAAATAGATGCTTTGACTGCTAGAGTCGCAGCATTAGAAAGTTAATATAAGGAGAAAAAAATGGCAGTAACTAAAACACTAACCAAAGCTATTCCTTTTGAAAAAAATGGAAAGGTTGAAAAGTGGGATTTATCCATGACTTATGAGAATGACTCAGAAGGAGATGCTACATATTACACAAGTACTTTTAATAAAGCACGTGTAGCAGATAATGGTGATTTTACAGCTAAAGCTAAAGCTGATTGGACTAGGGCTCAATTAGAAGCTTTATGCCCTACTTCAAAGTGGGATGTTGTGTTTGCTAGTCAGGTTGATTCAGTTATTACAAATCCTGTAGTAACACCAGTAGCTGACACAGAATATTCAATACCATCTTAAAGTTTAAACAGACATGGAACTAACAGGATACACCATGTTTTTATTATGGAATATATTCCTAACATTAGTTGTTGCTCCGATACTTTACAGTATTCGGTCTAACACAGCAGAGATTAAAAGACTTGACATACTTTTAAATAAAACAAGAGAAGAAATGGCAAAAGAATACGTTACCAAAAAAGAACTATCTGATGGTATGGATAGAGTTTTTGATACGTTAGATAAGATTGAAGAGAAACTGGACAAATTGTTCGAGGTTAAATAATGGCTAGAAAAAGATATAAAAAAGGAAAAAAAGTAGTACCTAATTTACAGCGTAGTCCTACAGGACGTATTGCTATGGGTCTAGGAGATGCAATAAAAAAGAAACTAGAACCAAAATATTCGGAAGACCCCGACCAAGCTCGTAAAGATGAACAAGCTCGTCAAGAAGCAGAAAAACAAGAAGAAAAAAAATATGCTCCTAATGTACGAGCAGGTACTCCAGAACCAACATATTCTACTGAACGTGACCAAGCTCGTAAAGACGAAGCAGAACGTAGAAGAAAAGAAGGAAGCTCTTCAGGTTCAGGATTAATGTCAGGAGGTAGTTCTTCTATAAGAAGACCTCCAACAACAGTAGAGCGTTTAGAGCCTAAAAAATCAGAAGAACAAAAAAGAAGAGAAATTAGAGATAATCCTGAAACTGAGTCTCCTTTTACTAAAACTAAAGCTGCTGATGCTTCTTCTCCTGCTCAAAGAGAAAGAGAATTTAGAGCAGAAGATTCTGCTAGAAGAATGGAAAGGTTAGCTACTGGTGAAACTACTTTAGAAGATATAGGAGCTAAAGGAACTGCTTCAAAAATTGTTGAACAAAGTGATGAAATTATAGATAGAGAAGATGCTAGATTTAAAGTAGCTGAAACGGGTGAAGCATTAGACTCTGAAGATTATAAAGTAGATACAAGTACTCAAGCTTTAAAAGAAAAAGTAGATACAATTACAGATGAAGAATTAGGACAAGCTGCTGATGCTACTGAAGTAGAAGCATCTACATTTACAGCAGCTCAAACAGATGAAGATGTTACAATTTCTGCAGCACAAGGAGTTTTAAGTGAAGAGTCTAAAATTGCAGAAGACTTAGGAATAGATAGAGTTGATAAAATACAAGAAGCTCAAGTTCAAGTTAGAGAAGGTTCTTTAGCTGAAAGAGTTGTAGGAAATATAAGTGATGCTTCTTTAGCTACTGCTGCTAAAGTTCAAGGTATAGATGTTAGAAGAGTTACTAGAGCTAAAGGACAATTATCTAGAGCAGGTATGTCTCCAGATGATATAGCTTTATTAGGTAATGACCCTGAAAAACTTGAAGAAGCTTTAATGGGTTACTCAGAAAAAGAAAGAGGAATTATTGCAGGACTACCTGTAGAAGCTTTAGTTTCTACACAAATGGATACATTATTTGAAGGAATGAAAGATGGTGAAATTCCTTTATGGGCAAAACCTGCTACTGATAAAATAGAAGCAATACTAGCACAAAGAGGTTTATCTGCATCCTCAGTAGGTAGAGATGCTTTAACAGGTACATTAATTAATGAAGCTTTTAAAATTGCTCAATCAAATGCTACAGCAATCCAAGCAAGTGTTACTCAAGAAAAAAGTATTGAAGCTCAAGCATTATTAAGAGAAGCAGAGTTTAATCAACAAACAGCTTTGACAAATGCTCAAACTGTATTTAAAATGGATATGGCTCAGTTTAATGCTGACCAACAAAGAGAATTATCAAACAGTAAATTTATGCAAACTGTATCTCTTACAGATGCTAGTATGGAACAACAAGCAGTTATTCAAGATTCTATTTTAGAATCACAAGCTAATATTGCTGAAGCTGATATGCAAGGTAAATTAAGAATTGCAAATGCTAAACAATTTTTAGCAATGGATATGACTAATTTAAGTAATAGACAACAAGCTGTTGTTTTAGAATCACAACAAGAACAACAAAGAATGTTGACAAATACTGCTGCTGAAAATGCATCAAGACAATTTAATGCTGCAAGTGAAAATCAAACTAATCAATTTATGGCTAGTTTAAAAGATGGTATTTCTAAATTTAATGCTACACAAAAAAATGCTGCAGAACAATTTAATACTGCACAAACTAATGCTGCAGAAGCTAGATTAATTCAAAGACAAGCTGATGCAGATAAATTTAATGTACAATTAGCTGCGAGTATTGACCAATATAATGAACAAAATCAATTTGCTCGAGAACAGTTTAATGTACAGAATGCTTTAGTTATTGACCAAAGTAATGCACAATGGAGAAGAGAAATAAATAAAATTGATACAGCAGCTCAAAATGCTATGAATGCTAGAAATGCTCAAAATCAATTTGCTATGACTCAATCAGCAAATTCACAACTTTGGCAAGAACTAAGAGATGAATTTGATTATATTTGGAAGTCGTCAGAGAACGCAGCTAATAGAGAAACTAATATTGTAGTTGCAGGAATTAATGGAGAACATAGTGGACTAAAAAATAGTGATGCTATGAACAAACTTAAAAATTTACTAGCATTGTATGGAGATTAAATAATGAAAAAGTTTTTTAAAAAAATAGGTAAAGGAATTAAAAAAGGTGTTAAGAAAATTGGAAAGGCACTTAAAACTGGAATGAAAAGTGTTTCTAAAGCTCTTGGACCAGTAGGTACACTTGCTTTGTCTTTAATGTTGCCCGGTATAGGAGCTGCTTGGGCAGGTTTTACGGGAGCAGCAGCAACTGCAACAGGTGCTATGGGAACAGTTATGAGAGGTATAGCAGCAGCAGGTAATGCTGTGGGTACAGTTTATTCTAGTGTTACAGGTATGCTAGGTAGTGTTGTAAAAGCTATTCCGGGTGTGGGAGATATGTATACTAAACTGTCTAATTTTACAGGTGAAATGATGGACAGAGGTAGAATGGCATTAGGTTTACCTACATCAGGAGCAACAACAGCAGCAAATACAGCAGCCGTTGGTAATGAGATGTCAGTTGAATTAGAACCAATGAAAGTAGATACTACAAAATTACAAAAGAAAAATTTATTAGATATTGATACAAATTTTAAAGTAGAAATGAAAGACCCCGGTGGTACTTTTTTTGAAGGAGGAGAACTAGGAAGTGTTCCTGTAGATTATAATGTACCAACTGGAGAAAAAATGACAGTTGGTGGAGTACAGACTGATGTAGTAACTTCAACTGCTCAACCATTAAAAACTAAAATGGCTAATTTTAAACAAGAAGATTGGGATGCATTAGGTATTGATAAAAATGTTAATAGAGATTTTACAGATATGGAAATGGCTAAAATTAATGATTATCAACCAACAAATGTTGTTCAATCTAAACCATTAGAGTATACTAAAGATTTAACTCCAATGTCACAATATACTCCTGACTCTAAATTTATAGTTAAAGCAGGAAAAGCATCACCTGCAGAAGTGATGAGTACAGAAGATTTCTTAGATAAAGAAGCTTTACAAGACCCTAATGGTTTTACAAAAGTTCGTAGTAATATTAAAGTAGATAGGAGAACAATTGGAGATG